TTGGACTTTCAATAGCAGTTCCCAACAAAATATTTCTTGGGGTGATAATTTTGATTTAACAACAACTAATATTTCTGGATTTGTTTGGGGTTGGGTTAATTCTGCGATTGCATCACTTTCTTGGATAGATAAACTAGCAAGTAATGGTAATTATAGATTCCACACAAGTGCTGCAGGGCAATTAATATTTGGGATTAGGAATACCGCAAATGCATTTGAAGCAATGTCTAGTGCTACTGGAATTGTTGAATTTCAACGATGGAACTATATAGGATTTACATTTAATAATACAACCCGAACAGGCAAAACATATATAAATGGTACATTAGCTCAAACAAATATTTTTACAATTGATAGAGGAAACACATCAGAAGCATTAAGGGCGGGGTATCAAACCAATAATGGTTTTGCATTAAATGGAAGAATAGCTACTTTATCTATATATGAAAAAGAATTAACATTAGAGGAAATCCAACAAAACTACAACGCAACTAAAGCTCGATTTGGATTATAAATTATGTTTACAGGACCAAATATAAGTAGAAATGGGTTAGTACTATACTTAGAGGGAAACCAACTGGTATCAAAATACAACCAAAATTATTCTTTAGTAAATACCCAAACATGGACAATAGGGTCGGGAAGTGTAACAGGATATTCACAAAATGGGACTACAGCAGAAAATATAAGACAATTAGGTACAGACCCATTTGGGAACAATACTGTTATATGGGCATCCACCACCGATAGTCAAAGTAATGATGATGGGGGTTGGAATAGTGGCTTCTTTTCAGTAACTAGTTCCGCAACTTATAGATTTTCAGTTTGGATGAAACGAAATGTGTTAGTAACAAACGATGGTAGTACTTATTTAGGAACAAATGGTTCTCCTCAAAATGCAATTGGATATGTAACCACTTTAGCTGGAGTAACATCAAGTAATCCTTATTTTTTTTCATCGACGGTTAATGTATCTGATTGGAGATTATATGTAGGGCATGTTCACTCAGCTAGTTATGCAGGTTCTACGCACCCCGATAGTGGCGTATATAATACATCTGGAACTAAGGTAACAAGTTGTAATGATTTTAAGATGCAATCAGGTTCAACATCATTACGACACCGTGCATACCTATATTACGCTGAAAATACATCAAGTCAACAATATTTTTTATATCCGCGTGTAGATAGATTAGATGGAACTCAACCTTCTATATCAGATTTAATTGCGAATAACCCTTATGTGTGGAATAGCTGTATCAACGATGGGACATCGTTCAATCTAATTAATGACCCAGTAAGACGTTCCGATTTTGGTGGTGGTATAGAATTTAATGGTAGTACGACATCAGCACATTATAGATATACTAAAACCGATTTGGATGGTAATGTACCACTTTCTGTTGAGGGTATATTTTTAAGAACTGGTAGTTTTAGTAGTGGTGGTCCTTGGGGGATTGGTGGAAATTTAAACCTTGGTGGTATTAATTGTTGGAACTCAAATCAATCAAATCATATTACAGTGGATTTGTGGGGAACTACAACATACACTACAGGCCAATTATATCCCTTAAATCAACCTGTTCATATAATTTGGGTATATAGAGGAACATCTTTTGTAGATACAAACTTATCTATATTTATAAATGGTGTAGAATACACTGGAGCATCTTTAACCAATTTAAGAGGTACATCCGCAACTCCTAACTTGAACACATCAACGCAGGGTATATCGTTGGGAAGGATTAATCTAAATCAAAATCAATATTTTGCGCCAATGGCAATATACAACTTTAAGGTTTATAATAGAGCATTAAATTCACAAGAAGCTTTGCAAAATTTCAACACAATACGAGGCAGATTCGGACTATAAGATATATGGCAACAATAGGTGGTATAAATTCGGCTAAAGTAGGATTAGTACTTGCATTGGATGCGGGTAATCCATCATCTTATATTAGTGGCTCTTCTACATATACAAATTTAAGTAGAGGAAATATAATAACAACTGCTACTTTAACAAACCAAAACTCAACAATTACCATACCACAATATACATCAGAAAATTTGGGTGTATTAAACTTTAATGGTACTGGTAGTGTAATATCGGTACTATCAAACCCATCTACTTCAGGTTTTTGGCCTATTAACCAATTTTCATTGGAGGCTTGGTTTAAATCACCAGGCACTGGTTCACGACAAATTGGTGGTGGGGGTATCTTTGGATTCACTTATGGTATAAGATGTTTTTTACCACCAACCACTGGAAATGTTACATTTACTGTAAATTCCACAACCTCATCGGCTGTTATTATAACCGATACATCTAAAAACTATTTTGATAATCAATGGCATCATGTAGTAGCTGTAAACAATGGAGTATCTAGTTCTTTATATGTAGATGGTACACTAAAAACATCAGCTGCTGCTCCTTGGAATGGAACATCTCCCTGGCCTACAAATGGTTTAAATGTTGGTAGAGATAATAATGATGTTAGTTATTATTTTTCAGGTAGTATTGGTCCTGTTAGAGTTTATAATACACCATTAACCACAACCGAAATCCAACAAAACTATAACGCAATGAGAGGGCGTTTTGGGATATAAACAAAAAACTATTTCAACATATTTATAGATATCACACATCCCTTTTGGACAATGAAAAAAGGAAATAAAACATGGCAAACGAATTCAAAGTCCGTAAAGGGCTCATAGTACAAGGTTCAGGCTCTAACATATTTGATGTTCAGGGTTCGCAAGGACAATTGTTCTCAATAACCGATTCATTATCAGGTTCACTATTCTCCGTAAACGATATTTCGGGGATACCCATTATGGAAGTCTTTTCAGACAATACCATTAAAATGGGAACGTTTAACCAAGAAGCCATAATTATTTCCGGCAGTAGAACAGGGATGGGTATAGCAACACCACAAGCAGAACTTCACATTAGCGGAGCAAATAACGATTCATTATTTAGGATACAATCACCTGCTTCAGCTTCTATTATGTTTGTAAGCGGTAGTGGGTTAGTAGGTATTGGAACTTTAACCCCGACACAAAAAATAAGTATAGATAATGGTAACGTAGGATTTACTAGTGGATTTGGTATATCGTGGGATAGTGATACTGAATGGATAAGAAGAGCAGCAGCTGCTGACCAACTACAATTTGCAACAGGAAACACAGTAAGGTTAAACATAGGAAGTACACAAGGGCAACTAGTCACAATCGGATTAGGAGCAACTACAGGGACTGCACAATTTCAAGTTAGAGGTGGAGGAGCTACAGCAGCAACAACCGCTATGAGAATAGAAGATAGTGGAGGAAACGCAAGATTAACAATACTTGATGATGGTACATCCGCATTTAATACATCACATCTTTATGTAAGTAGTAGTGGTAATATAGGTATTGGATTAACTGCTATGACTGCTAAACTTCATGTAAGTGGTGCTAGCAATGCAGTACTATTTGAAATAGATTCAGTAGCAAATAATAATATTTTATTTGTAAGTGGTAGTGGTAGAGTGGGTATTGGAACAGGAACACCAAACGCAACTTTACAAATCGCAGGAACACTCAATAATGGGCTTGATTCCACGCCATCGGGAGTTTATTCTCATACAGAAGGACAGCAAACAACCGCATCCGGTTCTTATTCTCATACAGAAGGTGCACTTACAAACGCAGTTGGTTATGCTTCTCATGCAGAAGGATTTAGCACTAACGCATCAGGTTCTTATTCTCACGCGGAAGGTTGGGGAACAATCGCAAGAGGGGATGTATCTCATGCGGAAGGATTGAACACCCTCACATCAGGCCTTTATTCTCACGCAGAAGGATTTAGTACTAACGCCGGAGGGGAGGCATCTCACGCGGAAGGTTGGGGAACAATAGCAAGTGGTTCTTTTCAGCATGTTCAAGGACAACACAATAGAGCAACCCAAAAACAATCTGCCTTTATAATAGGTAATGGGAGCACCGGTGGTACAAATGCCAGAAAAAACTTGGTGGAAATAAACCCAACAGATAGTATATCAGATTTCTTTGGACCTGTAAGGATTACTAGAACCGAAGAAACTTCTACACAAGACCCAGATAAATTACGAAATGAAAATAAAGCTGGTATTATTTATATGGGATTTAAAGAATTATTTAACACACCTAATAGGGGCCCATCTCCACCAATAGCTGTAAAGGTAAATAATACTGCAACAGGTAGTACAAACTATGGTACACTAAAACACCCAAACCCAACAGTAGGTTTTACATCATATTATACAAAAATATCACACACCAGTACTAACGCGGTAGGTTCATCAATTCAATCTGGGAATACTACTCTTTCAAATAGATACGAAGTTATTAACACTGGTATATTTACCGATGGAGCAGTAACCGCTCAAGAGTTTAGAGCACTGGGTTCATTCTCAGTAACATCCACATCAGATATTAGATTGAAGGAGAATATAAATGATATGGATATTGATACTGCTTTAAAATTAATAGAAAATGTAAAACCTGTAACATTTAATTGGAAAAGACCTGAGGTAGGTGATAATTCGGATACAATAAATGGTAAATTTGATGTTGGGGTTATTGCACAGGATGTTTTAAAAAATGGGTTTGAGCATTTAGTTAGAATAGCAGAAAATACTTTAGTACCTGAACATATTGATGATGAGGGGTATGTATCAAAAGAAGGATATGAATTTGGAGTTAGTTATGTTGGTATGATACCATATCATGCCAAAGTAATTAAATATTTATTAGATGAAATACGGGAATTAAAATCTCAAATTAAATTGTTGGAAAAAAAATGAGTCAAATAGTAGGAGCAAATTTCTCCATAGGTCAGTTTTTCAAAAGCGCTAGTATGTTTACACCTACTAGCTCTATTGTAACAATTTCAGCAATTTCATCTGGTAGTATAACATTCACACCTGCTTTAAGTAATTACACTACGATTAGAAGCGCAAGTTTATCTTGGTTAGATTCATCATCATTAAGCCCTTTTTATAGTATAACTGGTGGTGGTAGCTTCCAATCAATTGATAGCACTGCCTTTTCTGTATTATTTTCTTTTGGTAGTACTACTACAATAGTTACTCAATCCAATAGCTCTTTTATATTTAATAGTTCTTCAATTGTGGGTGCATCAACCCGCCAATTTTCAATATCATATTTAACACAATCTATTCAATCGTATTACGATGATACTGTAGAAGAAGCATATGTTCAGCTTACCATAGATACAACAAACAACGAAAACTCTATTAAGTTTGATACGGGTTTACTTAATTCCACTACTGGTGAGGTTGAATTTACATCAAACACACCTGTAAAAGGTGGTATTGGAACATCTGCTCGTGGTATAGGTTCTTTCGCAATGGGCAGTGGTTCAATTGCACAGGAGAGTGCTTCCATAGCAGAAGGTATAAACACACTTGCTTCAGGACTTGCTTCACACGCCGCAGGTATCAATACAACCGCAAGTGGACAGGCCGCATTCAGTATGGGTATAGAAACCGATGCAGATGGTATGGCTTCGTTTGCAGCAGGGTCAGGCTCTTGGGCAAAAGGAACTGCTACAGTTGCTTTTGGTATTGGAACGATTGCATCCGCATCTGGACAAACTGTTGTTGGTCACTATAATTTGGGACTTGGGGATTTCAACAATTTATTTGTAGTGGGGGGTGGTTCAGGCGCAACCACAAACTTGCGTAAAAACCTATTTAGAGTTTATGGTGGGTCTGGTGCAAGTACTGTTGGTGTGGAAATAAACACATCAGAAACACAAAATATATCATCCTTTGATGGGTTTAATGTTTATGGAAAAACCAGATTTTTCGGAGGTGTTACTGGTTCAGCTATTGACTTTAATGCCATTGGTCTAGATACCAAAACAAATCAAGACCCGATATTGGGAACAATAACAACAGGTTCTTTTACAAGTAATTTTTATAGGAGTCAAAATGTACTTGGTGGTGGACCGTTAGATTTTGAGGATGTTCTTAAAGCTTCGGTGAGGTTAGACCATAGAGGAATTAACTTTTCATTATCAGAACAAACCACCGCTCCCGGTTCTACATTCCTATGGACAAATTCATCCGATAGACTATTTTATGGATCAAGCGCAGTAATCCTAAATGATGGTAACACATTAGGTAGTGCAATGACTATTGGTACTACGGATGTCAATAACTTACAATTAGAAACCAATAATACAACAAGGATATTCATTTCCTCATCGGGTAATGTAGGTATTGGAACATCATCCCCAGCCGAAAGATTACATGTTCAAGGTAATAGCTTATTTAGTGGTAGTTTAAAGTTTGAGCCAACACAAGACCCAGACCTGGCAGGCTTAGACACCGATTCAACCATTCTATTTCAAAGTTCATCCAATACTCTTTTGGGGCATGATTTATATTTTAGGCAGAATGGTAATTTGGTAAAATGGAAATGGTTTGAGGGGATATTGGAAACTGGGTTACTTTATGGTGGTATAGTAACTTATAGTGGTAGTAATGTGTTTGTTTCTCCTGGTAGTGGTATTATTGTAAATCACAATGTAACCGCAACTTCTGAGGTAGGCCCTATTATAGATTATGTAACTTGGGGCCCTATAACACAAAGTATTACTAATATTTCCTCATCACAGGTAACATACATCTATATTGATGAAAATGGGGCACTACAACAACAATCAACAAGGTTTACTTCCCAACAATTCCACGATGATATCCCATTAGGGGCAGTAGCGCATTTTAATTATAGTAGTATTTCTGCTTTTGGAGGAGCAGTTCAGACCGCATATAACCAAACCGCTCAAATACTAAACTTTATAGATGCATTCGGCCCGTTAAAATTATCGGGATATGGATTGACGGGCCAATCTTCAAGTTTAAGCTTGTCTGTTGGTTCGGGTACATCTTATATTCATGGTGGTTTTTATGATAGTGATTTAGAATTCCCCTCACAATATGAAACAAACGCACAGGTTACTGCAAGTATAGCATATGTTTATAGTTCAGGTTCTGGAATTAGGTTTGATACGAATAATAATAACTTTTACACATCACTAAAACCAAATTTTTACGATCCAGGTACAGGAATTACCGCTTCGGTATCAAATAATAATTGGACAATACAACGGGTATATTCCGACCCACGATCAGGTGTTTTGTATATCTACTATGGTCGGAATGTATATCCTGATTATCAAAACGCAATAGCAAATTTATCAACCGATTCATTTTCCGAAGGTGATACTTTTGATTTTACAACCTTTTTAGGATTTTTATTATTAAAAAGTAATACAACCGATATAACCAACACTACTGATAATAAAATAATTCCTGCTGGATTATTTAGAGGTGGTGGTGCAGCTGGTGGTGGTGGAAGCGCTGTAACTACTTTGGATGATTTAACAAATGTAACCATTACATCCCCCACAAATGGACAGGCTTTGGTATATAACACCGGTGTATGGGAAAATGGAACACCTATAAGTAGTTCATATGCTTTAACCGCATCATTCTTACCTGTAGGAACATATCAAATAACATCAAGTTGGGCAACAAACGCTTTAACAGCTTCAAACATAACCCCATCTATAACAAATAATACCGATAATAGAGTATTGACCGCAACGGGTGGTGGAACAATAAATGGGGAATCAAACTTAACATTTGATGGAATTGTTTTAACTGTAACTGGTAGCGCTAGAATTAGAGGTTCTGGTGTTGATACTGTTGGTGCACTTATCATTCAAAATTCAGGAGGAACGGCAACATTCACAGTTCTTAATGGGGGAACTACGGGTGTTGGTGAAAATAATCCATCTGCAAGACTTCATGTAAAAGGTAGTGGAGCAACCTCCGCAACAACCGCACTTAGGGTAGAAAACTCATCTGCGGCTGCAAGACTTACAATATTAGATAATGGTACATCGGCATTTAATACATCACATCTTTATGTAAGTGGTAGTGGTAGGGTTGGTATTGGAACTACAACACCTATAGCTCAATTACATGTTACCAATTCAATGTTAGTGAATGGTACTAGTGATTATTTCGGAGGAATTGATACTACTGTACCTATCCAAATGTTTGCAGGAGTGGCTAATAATGGTATTGGGTTTAGGACTGATAATTTTTATTTATACCCGTATGGTAATAATACAAGCCTAATATATGGTTGGAATGGTAATGCTGCTTGGACTTTAAGAAACCTTAATACATCAAGTTTTCAGATATTTAATAATTCTCCAACAGCTGCCGTAATGTTAACTGTTTCCTCAAGTGGGAATATGGGCATAGGAATAACATCGCCCACCGCTAGACTCCATGTAAGTGGTGCTAGTAACGCAGGACTATTTGAAATAGATTCACCCACAATTAATAATATAATTTATGTATCGGGTAGTGGTAATGTAGGTATAGGAACTAATTTACCATCGGCAGAACTCCATATTAGTGGGGCATCCATAGATTCACTATTACGAGTAGGCTCCCCTACACAAGCAAATACTTTATTTATTACAGGTTCAAACAGAGTTGGTATCGGAACTGGAACTCCAAGAGCATTATTTGAGGTTAATAATAAAATAATAGCAGAAGCAGCAGGTAATGTTGGAATTCAAACAACACCGTCTGAATGGATACATCTATCATCAGACCCGGCAAGTAGTAAATATCTCCGAATTGATGCCGTGCAAAATGGTAATCCTCCACCAGATTATAATCCAAATGGTGGTTATCAGGTAAACAGATTGTGGGGGAGTACTCTAGATGATAATGCATTGGGCACACCTGATTATTGGATGGAAATAAAACTTAATGGTGGGATAGTACTTATTCCCGCTTATTTACCAGCACCCTAATATGTTCCTCAAACCCACCCCCCAACTCCTACAACAAATCAAAGATAGTGGAGTTCCCGTTATCAAATTAAGTATGGAAGAATTTCAAAAAATAACATCTGAAGGAAAACTCCTAACAAACGAAGAAGTCAAAGATAAATTAAAGACATATAAACAAAAATAAAACTATTTATATAAAACGGAGAAAAGTATTATGGCAATAAAAGTAACAGGGTATTTCAAAAATCCAACAACAGGCCTGATTCACGAATCACCACTACTAACACTTGTTCCACATTTACAATATGCTGGACAATTACAAATGGATGTTCATATCAGCGGAGGTGGAACGGTAGCGTATTATTCAATTGATAAAAATGCATTGGTATATAACTCCGAAATTACCAATGGTTATTCACAACTTATAGATGCTTTAGAAACCTATGTTATTAATAACCTTAAAACCGCAAACGATGTAAACGCTGCAGCAACATTTGAACACTATGTAAAGCCTGTGGTGGAAGAACCAATCGTTGAAGAGGTAATTGAAGAATCAACAGAAGAACCAATTACCGAAGAAAGCAGTGAAGAAACTACTGGTGGTGAAGAAACTACTGACGGAGAATAACAAAAATGGCAGTTAATATTCCAATATATCCTGGCTCATCATCATTCTTTCCGGGTAAAACACCCTTTGGATGGTTTGATAATGATTATGATTTCCAAGTTGATGCAGACTCAGTAACAAAGTGGTGTGCTCTAAGGCTTGGTTATCCTATTGTGGATATAGAACTGCAAGATATAGATTTTTATGCGTGCTTTGAAGAAGCAGTAGATGAATTTTCATCCCAATTAAACCAATACCGAACCAAAGAAAACTTATTAAGTATTCAGGGTTCATCGCTAACCAGCAACTTTACCAAAAAATTGTTGAACAATAACTTTGGTGGGGTAGTAAACATCGCATCTGATTATGGAACTGAGGCGGGGAGCGGTGGTAGATTAACTCACTATACAGGCTCATTTACAATGGTAAGTGGAGTACAAATTTATGATTTGGGTGATAGTTCGATAGCAAGTTTAGAAGCGGGTGATTTATCAACCGATTCTATAACCATTCGTAAAATGCATCACGAGAACCCACCTGCGATTGTTCGTTACTTTGACCCGTTCATTGGAACAGGTTTAGGTTCACAACAAATGATGGAAACCTTTGGTTGGGGTAATTACTCACCGGGCGTATCGTTTATGATGCAACCTATGTATGATGACCTTCTTCGTTTACAAGCGATTGAATTTAACGACTTGATTAGAAAATCTCAATATGGATTTAAGTTGTATGGTAAAAGGATTCGTATATTTCCATTTCCAACGGATTTATACGATGGATTAAAAATTTACTTTGAATACACATTGGATTCGGAGAGAAATAACCCAGTAGCTAAAGCAAATGTTGTATCCGATTTTTCAAATGCTCCATTTGGTAGATTAGATTATTGTGATATAAATGCACATGGTAGACAGTGGATATTTAAATATACATTGGTATTGGTAAAAGAGGTATTGGGGACAGTTCGTTCTAAATTTGGTTCAATTCCAATCCCTGGCGCTGAAGTTACATTGGATGGTTCAGATTTAAGAACTCAAGCCGCAACTGAAAAAGAGCAGTTGATAACACAAATCAAAGAAATGTTAGAAGCAACAAGCAGAAGGTCGCTTTTAGAAGCCAAAAAGGATGAAACTGAATTTTTAGAATCAACACTTAATCGTGTCCCAATGCCAATTTATATAGGATAATCCGATGGCATTATTTGGTTCGGCAAGAGATATTAGTTTAATCAGAAGGTTAAACAAAGAACTCATCAATGAAATAATTGATACGGAAGTGTATTATTATAAGCCTGTATTAGATGAATCGTTGGTAAATCTTTATGGGGAATCAAAAGATAAAGTTTTTTATAATCCTGTTAAAATCCCCTGCTTAATTGATAGACAGGATACTGAAGCAGTTTCAGATGATTTTGGTCAATCATACGCACATACAGCCACATTCAACTTTTTAAGGGATACTTTAAAAGATGATAAAGATGTTAAGCCAGATGTTGGTGATATCATACAATGGGATAATGAATATTATATGGTTGATAATGTAAATGAAAACCGATTGTTTGTAGGTAAGAATCCTGAAACTTGGGATGGTGGTGATGGACACGGAACATCAATTTCTATAGCATGCCTTACGCATGTTACCCGTCAAACATCCATTAAGTTGATTGATGTAAGGTATGGAAACTCTACAACAAATGATAGTTATTTACCAATAGGATTATAAGATGGGTAACACATATAGAGATATAAACTCTGAAAAGCCGGATTTAAAGCAGACGATGTCATCCACATCGGAAAATCCTAAGTTAAATAAGGCAAAGCAGGTTAGGCGGGATACGGATAATACACAAAATATATCTATTGGTATCTATGATATTGACTTGGCTTTCAGAGATTTTTTAGTAAAAGATGTAAGACCATTTGTAGTGGATGATGGGCAAATCATACCTATCCCAGTAATTTATGCAAATCCCGAAAAATGGGTATCGGCTCAAAGAGATGGGTTTATGCGGGATGCAAACGGGAAAATACAAACACCTGTAATTGTATTTAAAAGAACCTCCTTATCAACCAATCAACAGGCTGCAAAGTTAAAGGTTTTAAATTCCGAAGATGCACATCAACCATTTGAACGGAAATACACAAAAGCAAATAGATATGACCAATTTTCTATATTGACTGGGCAAACTCCTATAAAAGAATATATTGCTGTTGAAAGACCTGATTACTTAGATGTTCAATATGAAATGAACATATGGTGTGATTATATGGAACAACTAAACAAAGTAGTTGAACAAATCATTTTCTTTCAAGGTAGGTCATTTGGCGATAGATTCAAATTCCAAATAAAAGGTGATGGATACAACTTTGAAACAATAACTGATGCGGGTGATGATAGAATAGTAAGAGCGAGCATTACTTTGGTATCAAAAGCGTACATTGTGCCTGAGTTTGTGGGGATGAATCCAAACAATAGAAAAGTTTATTCAGTTGGAAAAATTTCTTTTACGGAAAACCCACAATTAAGTGGTCAAACAAACCCACAAAACGATTTTATATAATTTTTTAGATATTTATATATACATTAGTTAAACAACTTAAAAACAAAATCTATGGAAGAAAAATTAGTAAAACAATTTGAAGAAACTGAAAGAGAAAAACTTTTAGAATTTCGTCAAAAAGGTATTGCAGTTATGGCACGGCTTGGAGAAATTGAAATACAATCCAAAGAGTTAGAGGAAATTTTCGCTAATTTAAGAGCTGAAAAAGAAGAGTTAATATCAACTTATAAAGAATTAGTTAAGTCACAAAACGAATTTGGTAAAGAATTGACACAAAAGTATGGTGTAGGTTCTTACGATATTGATACAAACACTTTCACATCAGTTCAATAAGTATAGGTTTCCCTAATTTTTTTGTATTTATTATATAGAAACAAAAACTATTAGGAGAATGTAATGGCTGAAAGAATTGTTAGTCCGGGTGTTTTTACACGAGAAAAGGACTTATCGTTTTTACCTCAAGGGGTAGCAGAAATAGGTGCTGTCCTTATCGGACAAACTATCAAAGGACCTGCGTTTGTACCAACGCGGGTTGAATCATTTAATGAGTTCCAACAAAAGTTTGGTGGTTTAACGGAGGATTCATACCTTCCTTATACCGCTCAAGCTTATTTGCAGGATGCTCCTAATGCAACAATTGTTAGGGTATTAGGAACTGATGGGTACACATTTACTAACCCATTAGTTTTAAACATTTCCTCTTCACAAGGAAATAGAGTAGCAGCGGTTCTTTACCCATCTTTAAGTGGTTCTATTCCGAATGCTACTGGTAATTTGTTTGAAACATCTTTTGTTAGAAATTTAGTAGGTGGTGCAACAACGAATGTAACCGCATCATCATTTGGATTAATTCTTTCTGGTTCAGCATTTACAGGAAATAACACAACAACATCTTCCTTAAATCCAACTAGTGCAAATTACTTTACAAAAACATTTGGATACTTACCAAAAAGCAGCCAACAAGCATATACTTACTTAAACTTTAATACATTCCAATCTGCTTCTTTTGCAACAAACGAAGTTGTATTGGTTCAAACCGCATCATTTACAACATTTAATTTTTCAGAAGAATATTCAGTAGCATCAACCCCTTGGATTAAATCACAAAAAGTTGGTGGAGTTGCTAAACAATTATTCAAATTCCATACTTTATCACATGGTAATTCAACAAACTATGAAATTAAAGTGGGTATCAGAGATATTAAATCTGCAGCAGATGTTCCAGGTTCTGATTATGGTACATTTACTGTTATAGTAAGAAGAATAGATACTTCCAAAATTCCTTATTCAATTTTTGGACAAGGAGTTCAAGACACCGATACTCGTCCAAATACATTAGAGCAGTTCTCAAATGTAAACTTGGACCCAAATTCACCAAATTATATTAAAAGGGTAATTGGTGATAGATATATTACCGTTGATTCAAGTGGTAAATTATCTACAAATGGTGATTATGCAAATAATTCAGTTTATATTAGAGTAGAGGTTGATTCGGATGTAGAAGCTGGGGCAATTGATTCATCATTAGTTCCTTTTGGATTTGGTGCAGTAACATCACCAATTCCATCTACAGCAGGTACTGTCCCATCACCAACTTATGTAACATCCCAATCTTTGGCAGGTTCATACAATAAAAATGTATATTTGGGTTATTCTTTTGATTTTGTTACAACTGATAACTTAAACTTTTTGAATCCACTTCCTGGTGCGAATACTACTACTGTTGGTTCTGATTTTGATTTGGCTACTTGTGAATCAAATAGTACTACCATTTCTTTAACCGATAGTGCCACAACCGCTCAATTGGATGCTAGGAAATTTATGATACCATTTCAAGGTGGTTTTGATGGATTCCAACCTAATAGAAAAGTGTTAGTTGGGAATGATATTGTAGCAGGAAACACACAGGGGTTAGATTGTACATCAGCAACCTCAGCAGGAACTGTTGCATTGAGAAAAGCAATAAACGCAGTATCAAATCCTGATGAGTTTGATATGAATATGATTGTTATTCCTGGTGTAATTAATAGATTACACTCTTCAGTAACCACATACGCAAAAGACCTTTGTGAAGATAGAGGTGATACATTCTTTGTAATGGATGCTGGTGCTTGGAGTGATAATATATCAACCGTTGTAAATTCACTTTCTTCGTTTGATTCCAACTATGTAGGAACATACCACCCTTGGGTTAAGATATTAGATACGGATAAGAATAAGCCTGTTTGGGTCCCACCATCCGTAGTTCTGCCTGGTGTTATCGCATTCAATGACCAGGTCGCAGCCGAATGGTACGCACCTGCTGGATTGAATCGTGGTGGATTATCAAATGTAATTGAGGTTAAGACAAGATTAACGCACAATGAGAGAGATGAATTGTATGTTGGTAGAGTGAATCCAATCGCAACATTCCCTGGTCAGGGAGCAACTGTATTTGGACAGAAAACCCTACAAGCTAAACCATCTGCGTTGGATAGAATCAATGTAAGAAGATTGTTGATTGCAGTTAAGAAGTTTATCGCATCTTCTTCGAGATATTTGGTTTTTGAAAATAACACAGCAGCAACCCGAAATCGTTTCTTATCCATTGTTAATCCTTATTTGGAATCAATTCAACAAAGAAATGGTTTGTACGCATTCAGAGTTATAATGGATGAATCAAACAATACACCTGATGTAATTGATAGAAACATCTTAAAAGGTGATATTTTCTTACAACCAGCGAAAACTGCTGAATTCATTGTATTAGACTTTAGTGTATTACCAACTGGAGCAGCATTCCCTGAAGGATAATTTCGGATAGGGTATATTTATAGTAAATTAGGAGAAATAAATGGCACAATTATTAACACCTCAAGAAATAATGTTTACCAACTTTGAACCCAAAGTTGCTAACCGATTTATTATGTATATTGAGGGAGTTCCTGCGTATTTAATTAAAGCAGCAAATAGGCCTGAACTACAACAAAATAGAATAACAATTGACCATGTCAATGTTAAGAGATATGTAAAGGGTAGGTCTGAATGGCAGGAATTAACCATTACACTTTATGACCCGATTGTTCCATCTGGCGCACAAGCCGTTATGGAATGGGTTCGCCTACATCACGAATCAGTAACAGGTAGAGATGGTTATTCTGATTTTTATAAAAAAGAGATTACATTTAATTCATTAGGGCCGGTTGGCGATAAAGTTGAAGAATGGACATTGAAGGGGGCTTTTATTACTAGAGCCAAATTTTCAGATATGGATTATACATCAGATTCAGAATTAGCAAATGTGGAATTGGGATTATCCTATGATTACGCCGTACTACAATATTGATTAATTTTTCGGATTGTAAAAAATATAAATTGAAAAATGTGAACCCCCCAATTTTGGGGGGTTTTTGTTTTATTAAAAATATCTCAATTCTGTATTTATATATAAAGGAGAAAAGTTATGAGCCAAAATCTAACGGATGATTATCAACAAAGTAATAAAGAGGTTGTAGATAGTATTAAACAAGCCTACGAAACCCAAAAACTAAAAGAGCACAATTTTCCAACTGAAGTTATAGAATTACCTTCACGGGGTTTAATTTATAGTAAGGATAACCCCCTATCATCAGGTAAGGTGGAATTAAAATATATGACTGCAAAGGAAGAGGATATTTTAACTACCCAATCTTACATCAAAGATGGTTCGGTGTTGGATAAGCTATTCCAATCGCTTATTGTATCAAATGGTAATGGTGAGCCTATTAAGTATGTTGATTTATCAGTAGGTGATAAAAACGCAATTATGATTGCAAGCCGCATCTTAGGTTATGGTAAAGATTATGAGGTTGAGATTACCGACCCATTTACAAATAAAAAACAAAAAGAGAGTATTGATTTAACTCAATTTGAAAATAAACCATACGATGGTTCGGCTCAGGTGGAATTAAACAAAAACGAATTTGAGTTTGAATTACCCGCTTCAAAACGCAAGATTACTTTTATGGCAATGACAGAATCAAAGGAACGAAAAGTAAAATATGATTTGGAAGAATTAAAAAGGGTTAATAAAAAATTGAAGGATGATGTTTCACGAGAATTAACTACAAGATTAAAAACAATAATTCTTTCAGTTGACGGGGAATACAACCAACAAAAAATAAATAACTTTGTAGACAATGAGTTATTTGCAAGAGATTCAAAGGAGCTAAGAAAATATATAAATGAGGTTACACCTGATATAAACTTGATGTATGAGTTTATTTCCGATGAAACCGGGGAGAGGAGGGAAATCAGTCTACCTATGGATGTTTCCTTTTTTTGGCCATCAACCTGAGTATAGAAAGTTATTACATTCCCAAATCTTTGATTTAATATTTCATGGTA